GTTGATCATCGTTTCCTGCAGCTTCTTTCTGAAGTGTCCGGCGTCGAAGTCCAGCCACATCGAATACTCCTCGAGACCAGCCTGCGTGGTATCAAACAGGAACCGCATCGCCGTGAACGCATCACGGTGCATACGCAGTCCAGCGGGCGTGTCTTTCTTGTTAGCTGGTTTCGGAGGCGCGGCGCATGCATCGTTGACGGCGAGCAACACCACGGCTGCAAGGAGGGAGCGCTCGGGTAGCTCGTCGCTGACCCGCATGAGTGAGTTCTGTGCCATGACTTACCTCTTGTCGGTTGTGAGGGTGCGATAAAAGTGCCACTTCTGCTGCATGTCTGTGTCTTCACTCGGTGGCGTCCACCCTTGCTCGCGCCATGTGCGCTGCACGTCGGTGACTTTCCTGTATGTGGGCAATGCCGCGATGAAAGCGGGTGTGTTGTCCTGCTGCATGTTCATCTCCAGAGTTGATGCCGCCCCCGGGATAGGGGGCGGCTAGGTTGAGAAAGGGAATTAAGCGAGAGCGAGAACCAGATCAACAGCGCGTTGCTTCATGTCTGCACCCGGACCCCACTGGGCTGAGACGAAGCGGTTCTCATCGGAGCGAGCGCGAGTCCAGTGATCGATGTACTCGGTCACCGCATTCACATAGCCCCAGCCGGTGCCGTGCACCCCGTCGATATCGGCACCCTTGCCTGCGCCATCGAACAGATCGAGGATCTTGTTGTACCCCGCAGAGGCGATGACCTTCTCGCCCCCACCCAACACCATCTCGGTCAGCTCCTCAGCCTTGGTGGCATCGACAGGGATGTTCGCTAGGCGTGTGATCTGATGGCGGAACGCCTCCCACGCTGCCTCGTTCAAGCCCATGAACTGCTTGACCTCCTCGGGATCGAACTCGGTGCGGTGGCTGATCTTCACCCAAGGCTGGCCCTCTGATGCCGCCATCGCAAGGGTGTTGCGGCACACCACGCGGATGGTTGTGCGCCTTGCCTCGGTTCGTTGCGAACCGTCTGCGCTTGTGGACAAAAGAAGATACCCGCCGATCTTATCCCTGACACTGGTCGGGCTGGCCTCCCCGATCTTGGCTGTCGCCCAGAACCTGCGGCCTCCGTAGATCGTGCCTGCTGCTGACAACTCGAGACCACCGACCTTCACAATGTCACGGAAGAACTCGATGACCTGCTCAGGCTGCACGACCTTGTAGGAATCGCTGACCACACCGAGTGCGTCTTTGGTATCGGAGCGAAGCAGCACGTGCTTGTCCGGGATCTCCCGCATGGGAACCGACGGATCGTGAGAGACGGGATAGCGAACCTTGGCACGCTGGATCTTCCAGTTCATGCCTGCGGCAGCACGCCACTCGTCGATGCTGGCGTTGTCTTCCATCGGCTGGCCCAGCCCGTGCCAAGGCAGTCCGTCGGACTTGAGATAGGCGAATTCAACTTGCTTGGTGACGGCGTTCGTGGTGAGTTCGTGTGACATGGTACTTCTCCTTGATGTGATGCTGCTTTCGAGCAGCGACTTGTCGACATACTACAGATAAAGAAAGGGGGGTGCAACCCCCCGGTACTGCTTACTGCCGAGCGATCCTGAGTTCCGACAACATCTCGTCGATGGCGTCGTTGACTGCCTCCTCGAGCATGTCGCCGCTCAAGACCTCCTGCACCTGCTCATTCCAGTCGATCTCGTTGAGCGCCTCCTCGATGAGATGGTTGACTTGGTCGCCGGTGATGGCGTCCTCGTGCCATCCCTCCAAGACATCGATGCGTTGGTTCGTTGCCTCCATGACTGACTCGAAGTGGCGCATTACGTCCTCTGAGGTAACGACGATTGGGGAACGCTGCTCGAAAGCCACGACACGGTCGGTTAGGTCTTGGCCTGTGTGGGCTGACCACGTCTCGAGTGCACGGATGCGATCTTCGAGTGGCTTGATCGCCTGCTCGACGGCTTGGGTGAGGGCTTGAGAGATGAGGGTGTTGAGATCAAACATGGTACTTCTCCTTGAGATAAAGAAGGGGGCCGAAGCCCCCGGTTGAAACGGGACAGGTGTCCCGGATTTTTAGTGCTGCTCGTAAGTCGTTGCTTCGATGCTGCTGTCCCAGCACATCCGACAGGGACCACACTTGCCACCTTGTTTGGGCGCAGGACATACCTTGCCGCTGGGCTTCGTGCTGTGGACGTTAGATGCGGTGATGCCGGGAACACCGCGCAGAGACTTGGGAATGATGACGGGCTTGTCGATGTACATCGCAGACAGGCGGATGACTAGGTTAGGCGGCACAGCAGCAACCCCCCACTTAGAAACAAAAGCTTTCACAATCCCGTACTCCCTCGTCGGCAACCAATGCTTGGTGCGTGGCGTACGCCTGCATACCTCAGCGATCATCTCGAGGTGGAGCAGGGACTGTATGTCGCCTGCGTCGAGCCAGCGGAAGTACGGATCGTAGCCAATCAATGTAGTCATGCCCGCGATCCAGAAGTCTGGCTCGTCGAGTGCCGCGAGTCGGGCATGCTGCGCAGGCTCGATGGTGGCGTGGTACATGGCGTAGTTGCCCTTGTCTGCGTAGCACTTGGAGCAGATGGAACCTTTGACCTGCGCCATGTACCAACCTGTCTGACATGCCGCCACCGGGATAGACCACGACTTACAGGGCATCTTGGTGGTCTGCGTGAGTCCGCCTGTGGCGGCGATGGCGTCCTTCTTGCGGGTGAAGGTGATGGTTTGGAATTGCATGGTTACTCTCCTTGGTTGTGCCCCCGTGAGGGGGCGGTTGGGTTTACTCGATCCGATCTCTGACCCACGTCACGAGCAGGTGGGCGTCCAGCGCTGCGTCCTTGATCGCCTCGAAGAACTCCGGCGTGTAGTCGCCCGGGTTGTCGAGGTAGTTGTTCATGTCGTTGGCAATAGACATGGTGAGTTGGTAGATGTACTGCAATGCTTCTTGGGCATCCTTTGGGTTTTGCATAGTGCTCTCCTTGGTTGGTAAAGGTTCATACCGGGACGGGTGTCCCGGTTTCTCAGGAAGTTAGATGACGTTTGCCGGGAAGCCGTCCTCGCCTGTGACGAGGTAGCCGCCCATGCATTGGCACTTGAACCCGTTGGCGCAGTCGATCAGCACGACACCCGCATCGCCGTGTGAGTCTTCCTCGGTGAGCTTCTCGGCGTAGCCGTGAGGAGCGAAGGCGTTGTACACACCAAACCCGAGGTTGCCCTCATCATCGCCTATGCACTCCTGCACCAGCCTTGCCGTGGCGTAGTCAAGGTCGCCGCCACGCCCGACCATACGCACCGCCAAGTTACGCACGATCTCCGGGGCACAGTAGCCTGACCAATGGCAGTAGACGATAGGACCGACTTTGTTGTTGACGCTGTCGATAACTTGAAACAAAACACGATCACCCATGATGTACTCTCCTTGAAGTTGAAACCGGGACACATGTCCCGGATCGGTTGATTTACTTACTCACTACTCGCTTGCCGTTCTCGTACTCGACAGCGTCCAGCACGAAGGCACCCTTGACCTGCGGGCGGTAGAACTGGATCTCATAGCGGGTGTCTTTATCTCCCGGCACATACCAGATCCAATACGTCATCTTCTGCTTGTCCATCTCCTTGATCAGCGTGGGTAGGCTGTCCCCTGTGCGCCACTCGAAGATGTTGTGCACGAGGAAGTGGAAGATGGGCTGCTCGATGGGCACGAGGTTCTCGGTCATGTCGATGTATTGCGTTGTCATTGGTACTCTCCTTGGTTGTGCCCCCCGAAGGGGGCGGGGGTTCAATCGTCTAACAGATGCGGGGCAATCTCTCGAATCTGGGCGAGCAAATCGCTTTCGGCCATTTCGTCGCAGTCTGCGGTCATATAGGCCGATACAATTCGCGCTAGATCGTTTACGTCAAGACCGTCAATCATATGTTCGACGAATTGCTTGGTCAGTTCGTTGCGTGGGATCATGTTCGTTCTCCTTGGTTGGTTAGATCAGTTCTTGGGGGACTTCCACCTCGTCGCCGAGGCGTGATGCTACGTAGCAGCGCATGGCTGCGATCAAGGGGGTGGGGCCGCTGATTGGCTTGTGCGGTTCGGACTCTGCTCCCGCCCACCAGTCCCCGGTATGTGAGCGATGCAGGCGGATGCCCTCCTTCTCAATAATCGGCCCGCCTTGCGCCCAGTTGGTTGAGGGACGGAACATTTGTAGCTTGCTGTCGTTGTAGTCGTTGCGAAACTCAGAGTAGGCATCCGAGTCAAAAACAAACCACCCACCACGCGACATCATTACGTGCATCCCCTCACACTTCGCCACTGCCCAGTCAAGGGCAAGCCCAGTCAATTCGCTTGTCTTCATCGTTACTCTCCTTGAAAAAGCCGGGACATGTGTCCCGGCGGTTGGTTGAACTACTTATTCGCAGACGATCTCGCGAATCTCTTCCTCGACCACACGCTGGCGTGTGCCTGTGACGACGATCCTGCACGTCGGTGAGTCGCTCTTCACGTAGGCGTAGATGGCAATACGGAAGTTCAGCCCGCTCGGGTGTTTGTGGGTGAAGTGGAAGTCCCGATTGGGCTGATCGTAGGTAGAGTCTGAGGTGTATGCCTCCCAGTCCGCGAACTTCTCGAGCAGGCGTGTGAGCTTCTTGTCCTTGAACGAGTCGAGGTCACGCAGCGACAGACTCATGCGCAGCACACTTCCCCAGACCTCTGCCGAGACCAAAATGCGTTGGCGCAGCGACGGGGGGAACATCTCGTAGACCTGCTTGATGTCCGGAGACAGGGAGCGCAGCTTGCCGTCGAATTCTTTGTACTTGGCAACGTCTGCACGCATGGATTGACGGGCTTGGTGCAACTTGGATGTGATGAACGACATGGTACTTCTCCTCGAAAAGGGGCGTTGATGTGTGCCCCGGGTTGAAACCGGGACAGTTGTCCCGGAAAAGAAGGCGACACTGGTCGCCGTTACTTCGCTAAATGCTCAACGAACTGCCACGTCCAGAACGCCACGGTGATGGCGAGCAGCGTGGCTGCGAGAATCTCTTTGTTCTTGCGGTTCATTCCGTCACCTCCCATCCGAACCGAGCTAGCTCAGCGCTGCTCGTGATGTGTGAGTAGTTATCCTCCAGCACCTTGAACACAGTCTCTGCCTCCTTCTTGGTCAGCCCGCTGAAGTACAGCGTGATCTCCTGATCGTTCTGGCGCAGCTTGATGTGCGCTGAGTACCGTTCTTGCTTCTGCATGTCACTCTCCTTGAAGTTGAAACCGGGACAACTGTCCCGTTAAAGTGTCGGGCTACGCCCGGGTAGGCGCTGCATGAGCAGCGTGTGATGTAACTGGCTGAGCTTCTGTCGTTCGTCCTCCTTCAGTAGTTGTGTCCAGTCGGACACGGGTGGGATCGGTGCGTCGGGTGCCGTGTCGAGCAGGTGCTCGAGCGTGTCGATGGCGTTGGCTAGCGCCTGTGTCTTGGCTTCGTAGAAGTTCACCGCATGCAGGTTGCACGCAGCCCGAAGGTGCCGTCGGGATAGCCGACAGCTCTCCCTGAGCGTGAGTATCAAGGCCGTGAGGGGGTGGGAACGTAGGTATGCGTACTTCTGATTCCTGCGATCCCGCTTGATCCGATTCGTTCGACAGCGCCTGCAATAGGCGTTGGTCACCCACCGTGTGTTGCGCTTGGTGTGCCAGCCGTAGACCTTCCTCTGCCCGTCGGTTGCCTGCATGAGGAACTCGCGGTCAGGCTGTATGCCCTTGCACTTCGGGCACATGCGGTGATCGGGCGGTAGAGGGGCGTCTGGCTCAGGCTTCGGTATCGTCCTCGCCCAACCTGCATGGGTGCGGGCTTTCTCACACAGGCGGATGAACTTAGGGGTTGGTATCTGCTCGACGTCCTGCTCATGGCGCAGGTGCTCGAGGGTTTGTACAAGCAGATCGTAGGTGGCGTGGCGGGGGGTGCCCTTGCTGGCGTGTCGGCGCTGGGCTTTGCACCATGCAAGCATCTCAGAAAGCGGGACAATGTCCCGTCCCATTAGTACGGATTTTAGTCGCATGAAGAATCTCCTTGCAAAACAACGGTTTAGAAACAGCAGTCGGAATACACAGGTGCAAGTGGTCCATTGTAATCCTGTTCGCACCGCGCCACCAAATGCGCGGAGAGCTAGACGTGGTGCGGGTTGGCACTATTGCGCACCTTCTACCACGCCTGTTTTGGCACAACTAACCAAAGAGAAAAAATTTCTCTACACCAACGGCGCTTTCTCCCAAAAGAAAAGCGCCAGAGAGGATGCACGTAGAGAGATATATATAAATATAAATATATATATAGATATAGTATATGTAGTAGGTGCGCTTTGTCGGAGAGCCGCACCACGCCTAGCTTTGCGCGAGGGTAGTGGCGCGGGGAGAATGGGATTTTGGTGGACCACTTGCATGCAGTGTGACAGTGCTTGTGAGAACGGGCTTTCTCACGGTATACATGTTAGTCGATGAGGTCGAAGTAGGCGACGTGTCCGTCGGGTTCTTTGAGGCGCACGGGGTTGAGAGCTTGGTCGATTGCATCTTCGAGGTCTTCGTACATGGAGCCGTCTCCGTTCTCTGAGCCGAGATAGATGGCAGTGGATGGAAGGTCAGCAAAGCGGGTGTACGTTTTCATTTGGTGTCCTAGAAAGAAAAGCGGGACAGGTGTCCCGGAACAGCGTCCCCACCCTCGCAGACAGGGACGCACCGGTGAAAAATCCGTCAATCACTTGGCAAAAGCCTGCGCCAGCGCCTTGCTCGCGAGCGAGCGCGAACCCTCGTACTCTTTCGCCGCCTTCGCAAGCTTGGCAGCGAGCGCCAGAAGCTCAACGGGGATCTCGATCTCCTCGGTCGACTGGCTCGTCTCGTACACCGCCTTGATCAGGCGCTGGACGCGCTTCCTCGCCGTCTCGTACTTGTCCGCGCTGGAGTCGAACACGATGCGCCCAGTCGACTTCGTAATCAAAGGGACATCGTACTTCGTGCTCGCGAGCCGTTGAGCGAGCGGCTCAAAGGTTTCGCGCTTCATGCGCTTCGCGAGCCTGACGACATCCGCGAGTGCGGCTTCATCGTCGTCGCCGGTCTTGAAGGTCTTGAGGATCGCTTTGGTAAGGTCGGTGGATTGCATGGTACATCTCCTGAAAGCGGGACACGTGTCCCGGATTGGTTGCGCTGGCTGGACTGCCAACGTGATTCCATTATAGCACAGGGGCTTTTTTAGGATCACGTTTGTGAGCGACCCCACCCCCCAAAACTGCAATGAGCCTCTCCGGGGCGATGACAGAACACTGTTCCAGACCCACGCAGCCCACTTTTTCATTTCACAGTCAATCCACCCCCTTCCCGCAAACACCCCCCGGCCTCTTTCCAAACGCCTACCCCCCACCCCCTATATAAAATTTTTCCAGTAATCGCGTCAAACCTTTTACACACACCCATAAAAAAAGCCCCGCAACTTAGTACGGGGCAAACTTCTGAAGGAGGAGCCAAACCATGTCTGTTGCCACACAGACGCAATCGAGTATACACTATTCATAAATGGGAGCACAGTCTCATGTTTGAGGATCTGATTTCGTTTTCTCCGGAGCCGGGAGCGGTTGAAGATTTTGTTCCGCTCAAAAAGGCCACGCCCTCTAATGTATTAGAGGCGCAGGTTGCGACGGCAGATTGGTTAAAAGAGCTGGGGGTTCCCCCAGACGACGCTATTACCGAGCGGCAGGAACAGGCGGTAGCGCGAGAAGCGTTCAACGCCCTGAACTTTAACCCGGACACCGACGCGCAAAAGACTGCGCTGGTTGCAATCAAGACGCCTCCGGCGGTTCAGCAACTCGTCGGCATGCTGACGGCATACGATTGGGAGTTTGTGGAGCGGGCCAAAGAGCTGCGTAGCTATACCGTCTCCAAGATTCTCGAGGAAACCACCCATCCAGACGCCCGGATCAGGCTCAAAGCCTTGCAGATGCTGGGTAACGTCACCGAAGTGGCGCTGTTTACTGAGCGCGTGGAGGTGACGAAGAAGGATGTTTCCGAGGAAGAGATCGAAAAGCGGCTGAGAGAAAGGCTGGAGAAGCTCCTGACGCCGATGGACGGGGCACTGATCCTAGAAAAATCCGACGCCCCCGCTATAGACATAGAAGAAACCAATCTCGACGATGAGATCGGGGCAGTAGCCGAGCGTTCGGAGGGGGCGAATGCTTGAGAGTCTAGACACTACGGCGCTTTCTTCGCTATTAAGATCCCTACATACGCTGCCAAAAGCGGAAAAACAAGCGCTTCTAGATGAGTTAGAAGCCTTGCAGCAAAAGAAAGCCATCAAAGCGGCACGCGACGACTTCCTTCAGTTCTGTGCGCGGCTGTATCCGGACTGGAAAGAGGGTCCGCACCACCGGTTTCTTAAACCGATCTTGCACGAAGTCCGAGATGGGGCGCAAACACGCCTTACAGTCTCCATGCCCCCGCGTTTTGGTAAATCTGAGACCATCGCGTACCTGTTTGTAGCGTGGTATCTCGGGCATAACCCCCACCATCACATCATGATGGTGACGCACACCGCAGCACTTTCCGCCGATTTTGGCCGAAAAGTCCGAAATCTCATCGACAGCCCTGCAT